AAGAGGACGACAATGCGAACTTTGATTGGTTAGTGGAGACAACAGAAGATTTTTGTAAAGATAAGGCGGTATACAATGCAATTGTGGATGGGATTAAAATTATTGATGGAAAGGATAAAGAACGAGGTGTCGATTCTCTGCCAAGTATTCTTACTGAAGCCTTGGCTGTTGGTTTTGATAACCGTGTTGGTCATGATTATCTATGCGATGCAGATTCCCGCTTTGAGTTTTACCATAAGGTAGAGGATAAGATACCATTTGATCTGGACTTCTTCAATCGTATCACCAAGGGTGGATTACCACAGAAGACACTGAACATTGCCCTTGCAGGCACTGGTGTTGGTAAGTCGCTGTTCATGTGTCATATGGCAGCAAACTGTCTAAGCCAGAACAGAAGCGTCCTATACATCACTCTGGAGATGGCTGAAGAGCGTATAGCTGAACGTATTGATGCAAACCTCATGAATATCTCTATAGATGATCTGCATGAGTTACCCAAGCAAATGTATGATGATAAGATGAAGGCCATTACACAGAAAACAACTGGACAACTTATCATCAAGGAATATCCTACTGCATCAGCACATAGTAATCACTTTCGAGGACTGATCAAAGAACTTGCTATCAAGAGGTCATTCAAACCAGATATCATCTTCATTGACTATCTAAACATATGTGCATCATCACGATTTAAGGCGAATGGAAATGTCAACAGTTACATGTATATCAAGGCAATTGCTGAAGAACTTAGGGGACTCGCAGTTGAAACAAACGTCCCGATTATGTCGGCTACACAAACCACAAGGAGCGGGTTCTCCAATAGTGATGTGGGCTTGGAAGATACGTCAGAATCTTTTGGTCTGCCTGCTACGGCTGACCTCATGTTTGCGCTCATTAGTAATGAGGAACTTGACGAATTGAACCAGATTGCGGTGAAGCAACTCAAGAACCGATACAATGACCCTACCACCAATAAAAGATTCGTTATTGGTATTGACAGAGCGAAGATGAAGTTGTATGATGTAGAGGATGCACAACAACAAGGTCTTGCAGACTCTAATCAAGATACATTTGCAGAGCCAGTGTTTGATAGCACTGATTTTGCATCAGAGTCAGATTTACCGTGGAAGGTGTGATATGAATAAGTTGAAAATATATGATGATGTGTTAGAGAACCATGTTGCAGAATTGATTCATCTTCAAATGAAAGAAATCTACTGGAAATATGATTACCACTCTCAAAAGGGGCAAGTAAACAAGCATTGGCATGTTCTTTGTGGTGAGACTGAAAATGAAGTGATACAGAATGGATTTGATTTTGTATTGCCTCTATGGGATACTGCATTTCATAAATATGACTTTAAGAACACATATGATGTTTTGGAATATAAGCGTATATACTTGAACGCACACACACATGGCATTGAACCACATCAACATATGGATGATGGTGATTTTACCATGATATACTATCCAAGACTTGACTGGAAGACAGATTGGGGTGGTGGAACCCGTGTGGGTGAGGATTTGGTTCCGTATGTTGGGAATCGTTTGATTGTATTTAATGCGAAAATACCTCACCAAGCCATGCCAGTTTCTCGCCAGTGTTACGAGTTAAGAAGTGTTATTGTGTTTAAGACGTATATTGATGGAGCAAACGATGAGCGACTCGATTACTACAAAAATTGAATTTCTAGAAAAGATAGGAACAAATGAGATTTCTCACAGTGGGGAAACTCTACTTGAGCATCTCGTTGGTGTGTTTGAAATACTAAAGGAGATGAATGCTCTAGAACATGTACAAGATGCTGGACTTTTTCATTCCATCTATGGGACAGCTACATTTCACCACCAAACTATGTCAGATAGACAGGTTGTACAAGACCTAATAGGAGAGAAAGCGGAACATCTTGCATATCTATTTTGTGTCTTGGGTAGAGAGACAGATAGACAAACAGAAATTGCTGTAATTGAGGATAGACAGATTAGAGGCGACCTTATGTTGATGGATTTTGCAAACAATGAAGAACAAAGGCGTAGAAAAGAACTCACATGGAATGAAGCCTATGGGTCCGTATCATATGATATAACAAGTCATGGGAAATAATAATGTATGAACTAAAGGACTATCTCAATGCAGTAAACTCCACTAAAGAAAAGCTTATGGATGATGAGGATGAGACATGGGAGAAGAAATACCCACCATTCATCGTAAATAAGTGTGTTGCACCATTTCAAGACACAATCATGCTAGTAAATGAGATTAACCAGTTACACCATCTGGACAAAAAACTTCAGTTTGATTTTTTAATAAATAGTCTACGTCCAAGGAAAAGGTACACCCCTTGGCTGAAGGCGACGAAATTAGAGAATCTAGAGTATGTTAAAGAGTTCTATGGATATAACAACGAGAAAGCAAAGGTTGCTCTTGACCTACTGAATGATGAACAAATTTCTGCCATAAAACAAAAGATGAGAAAAGGTGGAAGAGATGGAAGAAATTAAATGGACACAAGAAGAACTACTTGAAGTGGGACTAAATGAACCCGATGATTTTCTAAAGGTCAGAGAGACACTATCACGCATTGGTGTTGCTTCTCGAAAAGAGAGAAAGTTATACCAATCCTGCCATATTTTACATAAACAGGGAAGATACTACATTGTACATTTCAAAGAGCTATTTGCTCTTGACGGAAAGAAAACAAATATAACTGTCAACGATATGTCTCGTAGAAATACAATTACAAATCTCTTACAAGATTGGGGATTAATTCAGATAATGAGTAAAAGCCCCTATGAACCAGCACCACTAAGTCAAATAAAGGTTTTAGCATACAAAGAAAAAAATGAGTGGACATTAGAGACAAAATATAATATTGGTAAAAAAAGGGAATAGAACCTTGGAAAAATTTAAATCATTTATCACAGAGGCAAAAGAAGAAAAGTTCCGTATTCTTGTGATTTCTGCTGAACCAAACAATAATAAATTATTCCACACTTCCCAAAGGATAGTGGATGAATCAGAAAAATCTGGTCATGATGTTTATGTTGTGAAAGTTGAAGGTGCCATTATTATATATGATAATGGTTATAAAATTTATAACTCTGATGATAAAGATGGATTTGAAATTGACAATGACACTATAGCAATTGTGCGTGGTTCTGTTCGATTAAAAAAGAGTTATTTGGATTTACTATCTCGCCTTGAGAAAATTGGGATGTGTATGGTAAATAGTCGAGAAACGATTGAGATATCTTCTGACAAATATAGGACATATGTTAAACTACAAGATTTTGGTTTGACTCAACCTAAGACTGTTCTTATACCAAATGAAAAAACTTGGAAACAAGCAGTTGAAGCTCTAGATACCAAATTTCCTATTATTATGAAAACACTAGAAGGATCAAAGGGAGTTGGTGTTCTTTTTATTGAATCAGAACGACAAATAGAATCCTTGATACAGTTACTTTATAGTCAAAATGACGATGTGGATTTGTTGATTCAAGAGTATATTAAAACTGATGGAGATATACGAGTCATTGTTTTAGGTGGCAAGATTATTGCTTCTATGAAACGAGATGTTATAGAAGATGATTTCAGATCAAATGTCTCTCAAGGTGCAAAGGTCAAAGAATACGATTTGACTGATGTAGAAATAGAACATTGTCTATTAGCTGCAAAGGCAATTGATGGTTCTTGGACTGCTGTAGATTTTATTCCCTCAAAAAATCCTAAGAAAGACCCTCCATATATTTTAGAGGTAAATCATTCGCCAGGCACAGAGGGTATTGAAAAAGCAACTGGAAAAAATATAGTCAAGCAGGTTATTGATCACTATGCAAATCCAGATAATAGATATGCCGTACCGACTCAATGTGGTTGGGAAGAAATTGTTACAATAAAACCGTTTGGTGACTTAATTGCGAAGTTTGATACGGGTAATGCTAGGTACTCTGTTCTTCATGCAGAAGATGTAAAGGTTAAAGGTAAGGAAATTACATTCACTCATGGTGAAAAAACCATAACCACTAAGTTAGTTGGAGATTACGTTTCTATAACAGGTGGTGGAAAAGATGAAAGATATTTGGTCGAATTAGAATTTGATTTTGCTGGTTCCCCTTATGGAAAAATTACGTTTGGGTTGGATAATAGAGATGACTTTAATACAGATGTTTTGTTAAACAGAAAAACAATGAGAATGTTAAATGTCATGATAAACCCACAAAGAAAATATATTGTTACCACCAAATTTACTCTTGACAAATAACTACAGAGGTGATACACTTATATAATGGAATTCTATACAAATGTGATTCAGCGTGGCAACTCTCTTCTGGTGAGGGGTGTCGAGGATGGTCAGCGGGTATCCAAGCGGGTAAACTACAGACCTACACTATTCAACAAAGTACATGAGCATACAGGATACAAGACTCTTGATGGCCAAGATGTTCTTCCTCGTAAATTCGACTCCATAAAGGAAGCGAAGGCATGGGCTGAACAGAGAGAAAATCAAAAGATATTGTTCGGTAATACACAGTATCCTTATTGCTATATTAGTGATGAGTATCCAGATGATGTGCCTTGGGACAAGGACCAAATTCTCATTGTGACCATTGATATTGAGGTGGAATGTGAGAACGGCTTTCCTAATCCACAGGATGCCGCAGAACCACTACTGTCGATCACGATGAAGAACCACCAAAACAAGAAGATTGTTGTCTGGGGTCTTCATGAGTTTCAAAACAGTCGTGAGGATGTAGACTATCGCTTGTGCAGAGATGAGGAGGACTTGCTCTTCAAGTTTCTTGACGAGTGGCGTATGATCTATCCAGACATTATCACTGGTTGGAACACAGAGTTTTTCGATATTCCCTACATCTGTAATCGTATTAAGAATCTATTCGGTGAAGACTTTATGCACAAGCTATCACCTTGGAATAATGTGTTTGCCAAGGAAGTGTATCAGATGGGACGCCGGCATCAAGTCTACAGCATACAAGGTGTGTCTGCTCTTGATTTCTTTGACCT